GAAATACTATCGTCTGCATCTATCATCAGAGCCCACTTAGTTTTGCCATATGTCAACTCTAGAGCTTTAGTTCTATTGGTTCCAAAGTCTTCCCACTTGTGATCATGAACCTCTCCCTTGATGCCTTTTAAATCAAAAAAATTAACAATCTTTTCTTTTGTATCGTCGGTAGATCCTGTATCACATATAATATAGTAATCTATATAAGCCGCGACGGATGACAGGCATCTCTCTATATTTGATGATTCATTTTTGACAATCATCGTCAAGGTCAAATGGTGCATACCCATTTATACCTCGCAACCGAGTTTAAGTTTTCTACTTTACTTCCTGAAGTCTTAAATTTTTCAAGGCCATTGGAGCATAAATTGTCAATGGTTCGCTCATCGGACTTTGCAAACCTTCTGCGCTAACGGCTGACACGGTATATGTTTTTGTAGTATTCGATGTGGGTAAATTAAATACCCTACTCCCCGATACTTTCGATATAGCTTTATATGTAGTGCCAGTTAAGCTGGTGACTTGCTCGTATATTATATAAGATACTATATTAGCTGAAGGAGGATTTGGATCATCCCATATTACTACTGGTTTTGCCAATAGCAGGCTGGAGGATGACAGTAGCAGCAGTAGTATTTTTTTCATTTCAATGTATTCGGTGGGTGAATCCTGTATGAGATTCGGAGAATGCTATTTTCAGTAAATCTAGTTCTAATCTTAACTTCTTGACTTCTTTTAAGAGATTAGATTTTTCATTTCTAAGTTGAGAAATTACTTCGTCTCTAACTAGATCTTTCGAATTTCTATCTTTATTCATATTTAGAATAGGGTTAAATCTTTTCTACTGAAGAATCTTTTTTTATCTTTTTTGATATGATCCTTATCATACTCTACACCGAATTCGAAGAAAAGTATTCTTATTGAAAAATATAAAAACCAAGAATCATTAACAAATGAATATCCTAGAGTGCTATAACTACAGCGAGCAGTAAATAGAGAAAATTTACCAAACTTAATATTTTTAATAGACATAGTATCTACTTTATACTACATCTATTTATTGAAATACAACCGTTTTTTTTTACTAAAAACTATTTATTCTAATTTCTCAATACTGATCGTCCCATCGTTCTGTATCATAGCATATGTGACAGGTAATTCGCACTGAGAGCCTAAATTAACGCACTCTATACCATCTATAAAAGAATGCTTAGGAACATGGGTATGACCAAAGCAAACCGCGTCGTATTTATTATCAGAACAATATTTAGCAATCTTTACTGTAAGCTCATGAGCTGCGCCATGCCAAGTTTTTATAGTTCTTTTAAGCTTTCTAGTTAGCTTTTGATTCTTGTCTAGTTTTTGCAACACGTAGTAAACCTTAGATGCTATTTCAGTTATCATTGGTTTACTATTAGTGAAGCTATCCCATTTGTCACCATGGGCGAAAAGAATACGTTTGTTATTAACAACCTGAGAATATTCTTCAACGAATTCTAGGCCTAGAAGGGAGGATATAGTTTCAGCATCTCTGTCATGATTCCCTTTTATAAAAACGCAAGGTTTCTTTTTGGAAATTTTTCTTAATTCAGATAAGATGTTCCATTGTTTTTTGCAAAGTCTATGCATATGATAGCTATCTAGCAAATCACCGCATAATATCAAAGAATCATAATCATTCCTTTTTAGAATCTTCAGAGTCAAATCAGACTGACATATTGGGCTACCTAAATGTATATCGGATATTACTAAAATCATATTTTCTAATCTATTAGTAGATTTTGATAACTCTCAAAATCATCATCGAAACTCTGATAGCAAGTTAATATTTCTTCATCAGGATGAATATCTTTTGCCGCTATTATTTTGTCTTCATCTAATTCTACGCAATTAGGATTGTCACTATGATTTTGAAAAATAGAATGATCACAAGAAGAATATAAATAATCACCTTCTCTCCAGAAATAAGTATCTACAAACTTCTTTTGAACACTATTTAACAATTCACATTTATCTTTATGAATTTTTATATCAAGACCTTCCGCAAATTGCCAAATTAAAGTACCTTTTGGAATAAATTTTTTGGAAAATAAACCTAAACCTCTACCAACCGATTCGAACAAGTATGTTTCGACTAGTAGCATTATACTTTTTTAGTTATATCGTAATAATAAGAATCAGTATCTTCAGTGACCCATTTATCAGAGACTGTTTCTACAGAAGGTAAATTATTATCGACTTTTATGCTTTTTGTTTTGAATGGGAAAGGTTTTGTAACCCAGTTAGAATCTCTCCAGAATATTCTATTATTTGGTTGGCATAACAAATAGCCGTCGTCTGCTACTAAAATATGACCGCACTTATAATCAGAAGGTTCATCTGAATATGCATTACTATACCAATCTACTGTAAACAGATAAGTTGCCCAAATTTTAGATCCATCTTTTAGTAATACTTCACATCTTTTTTCATATAGATATTCGTAGGTAATTACAGATACGTTTTCACTAAAGCAATCCCACAATTGTTTAAAATGGAAAGGAATATCATTAGTTGGTTCAGATAGGAATATCTCGCTAATAGGGACTCTACTTCTCATCATGCCGTAATCAGTCATGATATGGAATGTTAAGATTTTCCCTGATATAGATTGAATACCAAATATGTAAGCATTATGGTATTTGTCATGGTCTTCTGGATTATGAGTCAAGTGAGAGACTCTCACTAAACATTTCAGGTTATCAACATTGTGATTTAGAACCATTTGAGCCATTACTTCTTATGATTAAAAGTTAAGATATATCTTGTGATGTTTGATAGAGAATCTATCCTTCCCATTAGAATATAGCACACATTTTTGCTACTGCAAGTATCAACTCTTTTTTTTAGATTTTCCAAATCATAGAGCCAAATACCCATTTGTTTTTTGGGTATCACATAGCAATCGCAACTTAGAATAGAAAGGATTGTTTTTATTTTATTGAACATAATCTACCTTTGGGAAATCTTGCTTTAGAGTCCCAGACTTCATAATTACAATTGGTTCATTTGTAGTTGAAGTTTGGTCTAAAGAAATACACCCACTAGATAGCATTACGAATAAAATTAAAATAGATTTATAAACGTACATAGTATATAGAATTTATCTCTTCTTCGGTTAGTTTAATTATTTGTCCGCCTTGAGGCTCAATGAAGACCCAACCTTCATCAGTGTAAGCGGCGTTGATGGCATGATTTAAGCCGTCTGCCCAATTCGGCTTATACATAATTTCTGCAACTGCAATTCCCTCTCCATTCCCTTCGCTTTTCTTGTGGCAAATTTGAGCGAGTACTCTATATAGAGAGGCGTAGTCATCACAATCGAATTTAAAAGAATAAGGGAGACTTAGATTTTTTAGTATACCCATGAAGAAAGGACTAAACTCAAGTTTAATCCAGTTCTTAGTAGGCATATTATAATTGCTATCTCCGACAAATTTTTTAGAATACTCAATCCAATCAGTGGTTTGAGTTAATTTCTCTTGCGTTATCTTTTTCATTTTTCTTTTAATTTCTTTATCATACTATCAGTTAGGAATACAGCGTAATCACAATTTCCTTCTGAATCTTCGCTACTTTGATTAAAGACATAATCAAAAGCGAAATCATTATCTCCATTAACAAATAATGCTACAACTTTTTCGTATATCGAATCTTGTTCTTCACTTAGCTTTCTGATTTCGTATTTATACTTTTCTAGCTGCTCTAGTTTTAGGCGAAGATCTTCGTCTTCTATGTTTGTTATTTCTTGATTCATTCTTTTATTGTTTTTGATTTTATTTCTGATTGCTGGACAATGTTTTCTATTTGGGAAATTGCTTGTTGTATTTTAGCGCCTCTTTGGCCGGGTAAAATATCTATGTGAAGTCTGAGTTCCGAGAACTTCGATTTAGCTTGACCTATTTTGATTTTTATTCCTGTGTTTTTGCATATATCGTCTAGCTTTGACAATGTTTCATCTATAAGATCAAACCATCCGTCACCAAATTCGAATCCATATTGGAAACAGTTTGTAGGATAGTCTTCTTTATAGCCACAGCATATTTCTGGGTACTTTTTGACTATTATTTCTTCTAATTCTATATTCATTTTTGATTTCTATCAAGTTTCTTTGAATTTCAAAATCAAATTTTCAAAAGACCCCGCTTTTCTCCACTCTTCTTCTAAAGATAAATTAAATTCTTTTAAAGGTTTTTTATATGATAAGAATATACCCTCTTTAGGCAAAGTGTCAAATGTTTTTATCAAAAAAGATTTTAATTCTTCAGAAGAATATTTCAGTAAAGAGTCTTCGACTTTATCATTCTTTCTTTTTAGCATCCTCCTCATTTTTGATCTGAATTCTTCTTGCAATACTTGCTGAGAATCTAATCCCCTATTTGATTTATTCTCTTCTCTCCATTCTTTCAAATTTCTTCTACAGCTTTTTTTATTTTTCTCTCTATATTTTTTAGAGCATTCTTTCTGGCAGTTCTTACAAAAACTTTGTAAACGACCTTTACGAAACGAAAAGTCGCCGTCTTCCAAATAAGTTTTGCATTTGCCACATTTTTTCATTTAGCTATATTAAATATATCTATCAGTTTTTTAGAGCAGTTTTCCCAAGAATTTTCTTTTAAGAAAGTCTTTCTACTTTCAATCATTTTATTCTCGTCGTAATTTTTATCAAAGATGTCAGAAATAGATTTAACCCAAGTATCAGTAGTGTCACACTTGATGGCCACATCATCCATATTGTTAAATAAATTTGCTTTTGATGTTAATAGCGGCGTCGATGTTTGCAAAACTATTCTCGCCATACCACTCGCCGCAAAAACGTCAAATTCTGGATCTGGTTTATAAGGCAATACACATACGTAACTAGTTCTGATATAAGACATTAGAACATTTTTAGAAACGAAACCTCTGTCTATGACTACGTTATGCGTCAATCCTAATTTTTCTACTTTATCGCAAATCTCTTTATATAATTTGTCATGCTCCGATTTACATAGTGGATTTTCTGAACCCACTATTATGTACAGCACATTTTCGTATTTCTTTTTAAGCTCATAGATCACATCCAGCATATGCAAATGGGATTTATAATAAAAAAGGAATCCTGCTTGTAAAACTACATGTTCATTTCCATTATGGTTCCACAATCTAGGAAGAATAGATTCTTCTTCATTTGCGAATGAGCATCCATGAGGAACTATACTGATATCCTCTTCGTTTAGACCTTTTCTGACTAGAGCCCTTTTAGCTTCGTCTGTATGGACTACTACGTTTTTGCAAATAGACTCTGTTACTAATTTATCCTGATGATTTTCGTATACAGAGTGGAATATTGTTACTACTTTATATTTTTTTAATTTGAAATAAGATACTAAAGATGTGAAAAAATAAGCTTTAGGAAATATACCGTATTCATGACTAAATAATATTACATTCGGCTTAAACTCATCTATTTTTTCTATAAGAGATAACTTTGGGAACTCTTCTCTATCCCAACAGTAACTAATATCTTTATTATCTTCTTCTCCATTTCTTTCGGAGAAAAATTTAATTTCTGTAAATTCTTTTAAAGCATTGAATAGCAATTCGTTATAAACTGCTACTCCACACTTAGAATTTATGTTACCTATGAAAGCAACTTTCATTTGAAAAGTTTACCAAAGAATTTTTTTATTTTATATTTGAAAATCATTAAGTAGAAAGTCACCATCATCCATTTATGTTTGGATGAATGATCATCGGGAGGCTTACAGCAGTGGGGATGCTTTTTCATAAAATTAATGCATGTATTTTTTCAAGGACTTTGTTCCAATTCTCTCTAGACGATACACCGTAAGAAGAACTTATTTCAGATATTAGATCTGAATTCTGCGCTTCAGAAGCTTTTTTCTTTAATTCTTCTAAACCAATTTTCCAGTAATTAATTGAAAATTCTTGTAACCCTAAGTCTTTAAGTAAATTAGAATTTTTAGAATGATGAGTTATATCAATGAAAGGTATAGAATTTTTGATAGCAAATAAAGTAGTATGATATCTAGAGGAAACAATCAGAGAAGAATTTTTTAGATTCTGTTCTATATGCTCGTTTGTGTAGATCCAATTATTCGCACCGCCCATATAACCATTTAGAATACCATGGATAGTATTATCATTTACTTCTGTATCTACTTGAGATGGAACAAGTTGTACTCTATAGTCAAATGTTTTCATCCATTTTAGAAATTCAGAAATTTCTATTAGAGATTTTTCAGCGTAAATTCTTTGTCTAGAATCATTAGAAAAGTAATCTTTAAAAATATAACTATTTAAACAAACAGAAACTTTCTTTTCTTTTTTATTGAAAATAGAATCTGTATATCCTTCGTCTATCTTTTTTACATTGTAAATGTAAGATATATCAGAAGCCAGAATCACTTTGCTTTCATCCATTAAAAATTTTAAAGCAAGATCATAAGAAAAACGATCTCTCACAACTGCCAGAGAGATTTTATCTTTGAGAAGTCCCAGTACTGGCACTGATTCTGAAGTGAGATTTACATTCAGTAAAATTAGCTTTTGATCCTCTCTCAGAGACTTGTATAAGCCCTCTTTTATATACCAGAAATTTTGTGTAATAATTCCCCCACCACCCAAAGCTATAATGTCTGATCTATTAGGGTCTAATTTTTTATAAGAAAAAGATTCATCACTTTTCCTATCAGAGAAAACACTAACGCTTAAGCCCGAGGACTTTAAAAAAGAACTGAGACAATCAAGCATTAAAGTGTCTCCATAGTTTTTATAACCATAGAAACCACATAAAGATATACTAGGCATTTTCATTTTTTACTTTCCTCTGTTTCTATTATTAGATCAATCAATTTTAAATTCGAGTCTATTTTCACAAGTTTCCTTTTACCATATGATGCTTTAAGTTTTTTCTTTCCACATTCATTATCGTAAATATACCATGAGATCCATCCTTCTTGATCTAGTATATTTAAAAAACTTTCAAAACTTGACCAAATGGCCTCAAATAATGGGCCATTCGGATCAAGTGTACCTGATTTACTTGCGGCTTCACAAGCTTTATTCAAAGCTTTGTATTTATTAACTAAAGTTTCTACTACTTGACCCCAGTAATCATAACGCTTTGATTTTTCACTATTATTACTACAGTCTTTGCCGCTCATTTTTCAATCAGGTTTAATGTATAACTTTCCTAGATCTAGAAAATCGGATCTAATTCGTAATGTTCTGAATTTTTGTTCTCAGCTTCAGCAACTTTAATCAAGCATATATCAAGTTTTTCAGAGAAAGAAGCAATAGAATAATCATCTGTGACCCGAATCGGATAATCCGCAGTATCCCCAATATTTTCTTTGACAAAAGAGAGTAAGTCTATAAAAGCGGAGATTGCACTATCCTTCTTTTCCATTTCCACGATAGATTGCGCGAGTTGCTTTTCCAAGAACTCAACATACATTTTATCTTCCATGTCGAATTCATCCATATTAATAATATTGTCTGGTTTTACTTGTTCTGGATTATTTAGATTTTTCATTTTGATGTTTTTGGCCGCCGAAGTATGGCGGTCCTTCTATAGTAGCGGCACTTTTTTGAAAGTCAAGCTTTTTTCTTCATTTTCTAAATTTTTGACTCCTTGAGTAGTCCAGCCAAGAATATAGAGACGTTGTGTTCCGTTGCGATCTCTAGAGTCTCCTCGTTCGGTACTATAGTGGGATTTTTAATCCAATCAGGAATATCCGATTGCCAATCGTTTACATTTTTAGAGGCGATAATAGACTCCGTTACATGCCAGCATAAATCTTTCTGCTTGGAACTGAGTCTTTTGATACTGTTCATTTTCCTATAGTTCGATTCTACAGCTTCTGACAGATCATTAATCAATCTAATATTCTCAGAGATTTTTTGCAAACTGAATTTAGATGCGCCTATTGGTGAAACCTTTTTAGTAGTTTGAGGAGCCTTTGTTCCTGCTGGTCTTCCCGCTGGTTGGCCTGTGCCTCCCTCTTTTTTCTGTCCGCCAATGATTGGCTCATAAAGACCCTTGTCTTTAAGCTCTTTGAATTTATTGTGAGCTTCAATTGAGTTTTCTGGAAGAGGCAGACTGTGGGTTTCTAAAGTTTCGAATAGTTCTTCTGGTGTCAACATGCCAATTTCAGCAAGTCTTGTATAAACCTTCATATATTCGATTTCTTCTTTTAAATCTACTTGATCAAAAACGGGCTCAGGTATTTCAGTGAATCCTAGTTCATTAGCAATCATCTCCATTTCAGGAATTAAGAAATTATTCAAGAATGCCTGTCTAGCTGAATTCAATCTCTCTAGAAAGACTTTTATTTTTACCATTGAATTGGCATACTTCTCATCTCCCCAGAATATATTCATCAAACCGTTAGCAATATCCTGATTAACTACTTGATACTTATCTGGTCCCAAGATTTTATTTAAATCTGGTAAAATGAATTCTGCTTTAGTAGAATAATCAGACACTAGTACTCTGCCTACGCTTTCCATCTCGAACAAATCTTGTAAAGCAGCTAGTATTCTTGAATTTGTATTAGGATCTCTATCTTTATCACCAGCTGTAATCAAAAGGATCATATAGTCAGCGGTTCTGGCTATAACTTTTTCCATCTTCTTGAACTCTAGCTTTAAATCAATATCAAAAAGAACAGGATAGTACATTGGCACAGACAAAGCTTCATAATCTTGCTTGCCACAAAATATAGCTGTTAGATATTCTGTGTCTATAGGGATCTCAGGCAACTCTCCTCTTTTGATTTGTTCTCTAATATTAACAGGTAATGAATCCATGAATCTTTTCTCATCTTCTGTTTTGGGAGTTTTTAGTCTAGCTAACTCGTAGGTATTCAATAACTTATAATAATTAAAATTCACAAAAGTTGCTGACCCCTCAGCTCTCATATCGGCTGGATTTAAAATAGTATATCGTAAAGGGATTTTTTTCTGAGCTTGAGCTCTAGACATTTTATTTATTTCAGGACTCGTAACATTATACAGGAATTTATAAATAAAAACATTTCCAGATCTAAACCATTCTCTAAAAAATCTTTCTGATAAAGACCAACCATTTATTTTCTTATACCATTCCTCGTAAAATTTAACAGATCTTTTATTTTTGCCTCTGAAGTGTAATTTCGAATTAGCAAACTCTGTTTGAATATCAATAGTATTTCTAAATATGGCAACATTCCAATAAGCTTTTTGACACAAGATAATAGCTTGTTGAGCACTTAGAGTTCCTGAGTTATCTCTTGAGAAAGGTGATACACCTTTGTTAATATTTTCTATTTCCCCTGAAAGTCCTGATAACGGGTTCTGGAAAGAATTTGTACCCCTATTTCTTAAGTCTCTTGCTGATTCTGAAATGAACTTTGGAGTGAAAGGGTCTGAGTTTACAACTACAGCGTTGCTTTTGGGTTTACGAGCCATACACTACTATACACTTTTAAACCTTAAAAATTCTTACTAAATTAATTTTAACCTTAAAATTTATCTAAACATCCTTGGAACGAATTCAAAAGATTTATTTACCTCTTGTTCTCTATTCATATCAAAATAACATTTAACACCCCAGCTTCCCAATAGAAGAGCAGTGTAAGAGTCCCTTCGGGCTTTATGAGGATTGCTATCTCTTTTCATTGTAGCTGGCAAATCAAACTGTTGATTGCCATTTGGGCTAGTGGAGACTTCTATAAGGGAACATTCCCTTTTAGTTAGATTTATAACATCTCCTAGATGCTCTACAAAATCTACTTTCATTTCCTCTTGAACATTTTTAGCTATCTCTTTGGTTTCTTCTTTACTAATATCTTGAGTCTTAGAATAATGTAAATCTTCTATAGGAAATTTTTCATTTATAGCTTTTTGAAAGTCTGAATCGTTAAATACTGGAGCGGCAAATCTTATTTTTTTCTTTTCTATCATCCATTGCAAGTTTTCATTTGCAAACCTTAACCATCCTCCAACGCCGAAAGCTTGAGAGTGAACTATCTTACCATCTTTTGGAACATAATTATTTTTAGAATATAAGATGCCTTCATTGGAATTATAATTCAAGAAATCGTGATCAAAAAGATGTAACTCTCTGGGCATCAATTTGAATTCTTTTCCAATCTGCAAGAATGCAGGACCTCCGCTATTATCTATAATCATGTATACTACATTGAACTTTTCAAGAAGGTATTTCAAATATAAACATCTTTTCTCATTGGTACTATTCGGCAAAGCGTAAGCATGAACAAGAGTTGCTGACTCATCCTCTTCATTGAGTTCGAGAACAGCCATTGCAAAGTCATCTGAGGTTTCAGAATTATTATAGTTAGGATCTATTGATAATATGTATTTTTTATCTAGATCTCCGACTATTTTTACGGTAGGATATTCTCCGAGTTTTACACTTGCTTCTTCGATAGCTTGAGCTGAAAAATAACCACCTGTATCATCTCCGAATATAGCTTCTAACTCTCTGTCGAACATGGACTTAGACATTGTTCTTCTCATGTCTTCAATAGCCGATTCTTCCATGAAGCCTTTAGGGGCAGCTCTGTAAGACATTCTGAAAACGCAATGATTAACATTCTCAGCTTCTGGGTCTAGAATTGTTTTTACATAAGGCACATAATTATCTCTATAAAGAGATTCAAATTTGTAACTTGCAGAAGATAAACCAATAATTTTATTGTTAGATGAAAACTGTTGTACATCTTCTGGGTTTAAAACTCCATTTGCAACTAAAAGTTTTTGAGCGTTTGTGATTTCTTCGTGCTGAGGGCCATCTTGTCTAACCATCAAGAACGGCTTAAGAATCGAATCTATGATTTCTTTACTCACTACTAAAAGCTCGTCAACAATAAGAACATTGAATCTGTAACCTCTAACTTTACCTAGAGGGATAGCTGTTATAGACGAATAACCAATTTCCATTGACCAAGCGTCACTTGATTTTGATAATTGTTTTGTTATGCAGGATCTTAAAAAGGTTCCGTTCTTAGGATGAGAAGCGAAGCTATCAATCTGCTTCATTATAGATTTAGACTGACGAAATGTTCCCGAGGCTATACCTATTTTAACGCCGGGATTGCCTAGAGCATATATTATACAGAATAAAGAAATTACGAAAGATTTTGAAAATCCCCGCCCAGCTACAACAAGGCAATAATCTTTTAAAATAAAGGATCTTAACATTAGATCTTGTACAGGATCTAGCTTGACTCTAGTCAAAAGATAAACCATGAATGCGGGATTAGCTAAACAATATCTAGCGAACCATTGTTGAGCTTCCGCCTCAGAAAGTATCCCTTTGACTTTATCAAGTTCATCATTAGTCGATTTCCTAAAAGGGGTAGGATGAGCACCTTCGTTCCACATGTTTATATCTGGTTAAAATCTTTCAAAAATTCTAAATCGAATTTCTTTACACTTTCTTTCATCTGAAAAATCTTTATCATTATATATTTAGAGTTTTCTCTAGAATCAGAAAAGATAAATTGTATATTATTGTACTTTGCGTAAATTTCTCTAATCTTATGGAAAACAAACTTTCCATTTATATATTTACTGAAACTTTTTTCTGGACTATAGTTTAAAGCATTCTGAAATTTATTCTCTATTAAAACTACTAGATAGTAACCGAGATCTTCAGCTCTTGATATTTCTCTATCGAATCTTTCGGCCCCGGAAACTAAAGTTGATATCAAATCTTCTAAGCTTTTTCTCTCCACAAAAACATCAGAAAATAAAGGCCCCGATGTTCCATAATCACCACAACTCAATTTCATTTTTTTAGAATCTTTAAACTCTAATGGGTTTTGTTCTCTAGTGTCTATTAAAATCTCTGGTTCTATATCACTAAATGTGGGAGTAGATATATAATCATATTTGAATCTAAGCCCTTGCTTCGTTAATGCCTTTATTATATTTTCTTTAGTATCAAAGATTTTAACAAGACCCTGCCAAGATGGCAAGAATAAACTTTTCAATTCTATATTAGATGGAACGAAAAGCGTTTTTTTCTTATTGCATCTTGCTTTAAAAAGCTTACAAATGTAATCTCTTACAATAGTTTTCTCTTCTTTGAAACACCAATTAGCTAAGTTTTCTTTTGAATTGAAATCAGTTAAAAAATACTCTTCAAAATTTTTAAACTTTATTGGTTCATTAGAGAATTTGTCGAATCTAGGAAAATGTTTACTGTAATATTCCTGCAAAGAGAATTTATGCTTCTTGGAAACATGTAAATGTAATCCCTTTTCACTAGAAAAATCAGATAAACATTCTAGACATTTCATTAAAGAGAGAATACCTCCTCTTTGCCGACACCGTAAACTTCAACAAAAAGCTCTGAAAAGTTTTCTAACTCTTGTATTTTTTCTTTGACTTTGAACTCTTCTGCTTTAGCGATTAGTATCATCCTTCTTCTTTCTTTCTCATCTTGAACAAGTTCAATGAACTGAGCTAAACTCTGATTAGCCAAAGCTTGTTTTTCTAGCTTCTTAATTCTATCTCCACTCAAAGAGCGTGTCATTTTAAGAGTTCTTTCTAGGCAATGATTATAAGCTGCTGTCTTATCTTTTAAAGCTTCTGATAAAGACATCGTAAATTTTCTGCCCTCTTCATCATCTGACATAGACTCTGTTAATCTATCATTTAGGATTGTTATCTGCTGTCTTATCTCGATTAAAGTTACATATTCTAAAGCTAGTCCTATATAAAGATTAACTTCGTCTGAATTTAAATCCGGTTTATTATAAACAGCCTTTACGAATTCTGTTTCAAAAACTTCTCTATGTTTTACATTCGTAATCATAGAAATCATTTCGACGAATCTAGGAGCTGATAAGAATTTTTTCACAGCAGCAATAGAATCTTTTTTCCTCATATCCATTTTATCAGAATCATACTTCGCAGAATGATCTGATCTATTTATGAGATTCATAACTTGCAAATCTGTTCTAGGAGAGTTATATCTAGCATTCGTTCTTTCTATTTTTTCGTCATCTTTAACTTCTCTAAAACCTGCCGCATCTAATAAGGATGTAATAGTTCTTAAAGAGACTATATATTCTTTATCGGGAAACAGAGTTTTGGCTATTTCTTTAGGAGTTAAATGTTCCGCATTTTCGAAAAGAAAATCTAATTGCTCATCTGTATAATTATCATACTCTCCGCCTCTCCATAATTTTTGTAAAAATTTCCTTACATTCTTGAACTCCTCTGTCTGCTCTATGAGCTTCGAATTCTTATAAACCTCTTGTGCGAGAGATAGGATATTACTTTCTTTACAGTTCTTATTATCATTTAGATAGTCCTGCTGATTTAAATCTAATTCATATTTATGCTGACAAATTATTTTATCACATAAGTTTATGTTCTTTCTATCTATTTTTTTACCTAATTTTTCAGTTAGGTTTGTTCTTATTGAAGTGTTCATTCTTCGGGATCGAATTCGCTTATTTTTTTCTTAGCTATAATCTGCAAATTCTTTCTTATAGTTATAAGCTGTCTTTTAGTTATGCCCTTTCCATTTATATTTTTGAGTCTTTCTATTACTTGTTCGTCTTTTAAATTCTCTATATATATTAATCCATAAAAATTTACCATTTTAGGATTAAGGAATTGACAAATAAACTTATGGAATTTTATAACAGAGGATTCAAGTTTTATAGAAGATATTGGATCAGAAAAATCTTGAGTTTCTTTGAAATTCTCACTATCAATTGAAAGAGCTGTTTTTAGTAAGAATTTATTTTGTTTCTTTTTTGCCCACTTGCAGAAAGACGGGCACTGATCACATTTTACTCCGCTCTTAGTATAACCACATAAATCTGAACCTCTATCGAATGGGCAGCTGAAGCAAGGAGGGGCATCTCTTGAATATCTATCTCTTACTGTGTTCTTTATCTGGTTTATTATTATCTTATTACACCAGTATTCGAATGGTCTTTCCTGATCCCATTGAGCCCACTTGTTATAAATATGAAGTCTTATTGTTTGGGCTAAATCCTCAAATCCAAAACCGCATATATCAGATAGACGCCATCTGCCTCTATTTTTTTGTATAAGTGAGTCTATACATTTTATTTTATCTTCAAATTTGATCATCATCTAGGGAAATTGGCCCTGACTTAAATACCTGTTGTCTGAATTCTTCCTTTGTTAAACCCTTCCTTTTGAAAGATTCGTTGTTAGGATCAGAACCCAAGACAGAACTTAATTTAATAGGCGTAATTTTTTCTATTGTTATTTTTATATCTTTAAGAGAAATTTTATTTTTTGGAAGTTTTTTGAAAGATACACTTTCATTATAATCTTTTTCTTCTTCTAATTTAATAGGTACGGCGAAAACAAATTTACAATTACTGCAAGATTTTGGTTTTTCGTAGAGGAATTTAATTCCGCTTCCGCACGATGGGCAATAAATATTTGGCATTTTTTTCCTATTGTGTTAAGTTTATACAGATTATTAAAATAATTGTGTCTATTTTAAATTTACGTCATAAATGAACGTACCGAATTTAATAACAGTTCCTGAAAAAACTGGATCAAAAGATGAGAATGTCCCATTTATGTTAAAGTCTGAAGCTCCAGAAGCTGATCCTGATGCCCTGAATGTATAGAATACATTAGTGTTATTATTAAAATTATTAACGTAACAATTTGAGAATAAAGAGTTTCCGCCTAAACAAGTTATTAAAGACGAGTTGGGATACAGGGTAGAAGCTTTAGTATCAAAAACACAAGAGTCGAAATAGTTAGATCCTGAGACTACTATCCCCCCATTGAATATAGTATTTCTGATTCTTGATTTACCGAGAGCTGTAAAATGTGGGAAGGAGTTTGTGAAAGAACAATTAGTTAAATTATATTTACCTGTTAATCTGTAAATAGGATTGCTAGGAGAAGAATCTGTCCCATCGAATAAACAGTCTTCGAATTCAATATCTTTGGTAGAATTTGCTTGAACGGATATAGAAGTTCCTTTAAACTTTATCCCTTCAAATTTTGTAGTAGAGTTTTTTATGTTTAAAGTGCTAAAATAGAAGTGACCATCATCAACAGTCCCCTCCCCTTTTGTTTTCATGACTAAATAAGACAAAGAACTCGCGACTTCATTTATAAGAAAATTGCAACTAGCAGCTTGAATTCTATCGACTTCTAAAGTAACTTTTCCACCTGAAATATGGAATAGATCATTAGCAGCTGAATCTTGAGTTAATACTCCATTTCCAAATATATTAAAATCTCCTGTATCCAAACCTGTTATATGAAGTTTTCCATTTGTTACAAAATTTATATTAGTATTTTTATTTAAATAATAATTAACTCCAACCTTATACATATTTCCAGACACATTGTAAACTCCGGGAAAAACTTCTATAGTATCATTTGCAGTTGCTGTATTTAAAGCTGCTGCTATAGTTTTAAAAGGAAAATCTATAGTTTCTTTTTTAGCTGTAGAATCATTACCATTCTGATTAACATATATATATTGAGAAACCGGAACGCCAGACCCAACTTTTAATATATTGACTGGCAAGCCCGTAGCTGATTGAACCATTATGTCTATATAACCTGCTTGACCTGTTTGTAGGAATAGGAATCCATCGTTTTCCCTGATCGTGGGACTTAGAGCTAAAAGTGCAAAGTTATCAGGTAAAGGCATAATTTTCTTGGGGTAACTTTATTTTTATACACCAAAATTTGAGTGTATATTTAATTACATGGCAAATAAACCAAAAGCTCTGTCGGATTTAACCAGAAAAAATTCTAAGGTTAAAGAAGATCCTAATTTAAATTTCAGTTTAAATATACAGCATAGGAATGATTTAACTGAGGTTCAGAAACAAATAATAGAAGCCGCTCTGGATAAAGAAGTTAAATGTGTTGTTATAGATGGGGTGCCGGGGACGGGAAAAAGTTGGACGACTATTCTGTCTTCTCTTATGCTTCTTGACCTCCATATAGTTAAACAGATTGTATATTTAAGATCTTTAGTTCAAGCTAAAGATGGACAAACTGGATATCTAAAAGGGGATCTAGATGAAAAGACCTTCTATTATAATGAGGCCTTAAATCAAACTCTATCTGAAATCATTCCGGGTAATGATATTAAAAGATTAGGTGAACAAGAAAGGATAAAATGTTATCCAACTTCAATGTTAAGATCTTATAATTTTCATAACTCTGCTGTTATATGCGAAGAGTCTCAAGTCATGACTTTTGATTCTATCTTTACGATAGCAACTCGACTAAGTATGTATAGTAAACTTTTTGTTATTGGAGATAGCGTTTTCCAAAACGATTTAGGTAAACTATCTGGATTTAGAAAGTTTATCGAAATATTCGGGGATGAAGAGTCTAAAGATCACGGGTTTAGATACTTTAAACTAGATAGTTCTCAGATTGTAAGAAGTCCTTTCGTGCAATTCGTGGTCAGTAAAGTAGAACAATATCAAGAAAGAAATAAAGAGAGTATAGTTAGCTAACTTCTACAAGATTTTCTAAAATGACAGAATCGAGCGGGGTTTCCAAGCATGGTAAAACTCCCGCTTTTTCTATTTTTATAATA